CCTCAAAGCCGAGGCAGGCATCAACTAGCCCCTGTGGGGCACCCTCCCCAACCCGACTCCACTGGAGCTAAACCATGTCTTCCTTTACCGGCAACTACGGGGGAACGTTCCTCTCGAACCTGGTTGCCCGCCCCGAATTCCTTCAGTACACCGCCGAGGGCATCTTCGAGCAATCGAAGTGGATCCAAAGCGGCATCGTGCAGCGCAACGCTGCCCTGGACGCCCGCAGCGGCGGCACCCGGGTCCGCGTGCCCTTCTTCGACCCCATCGCCCCCACCGAGACCCAAATCCTCAGCTCCAACGGCTGGGGCGGCACCAGCGCCGGCTACCTCGTTCCCCAGAACGTGACCGCCGACGAGCAAATCATGACCATCCTGCACCGTGGCTTTGCCTACGCCGCAGATGATCTCAGCAAGCTCGGCTCGGGCGCCGACCCCCTGGCCCACGTCCGCAACCAGCTGACCGCCTCCATCAACAAGCTGAAGACCGCCACCCTGGCAGCCCAACTGCTGGGTCTGTTCGGCGGCATCAGCGGCGCCGGCGTCCTCGGCCCCAACCAGACCGACAAATCGTTCGCTGGTGTCCCTGGTTCCATGACCGAGGCCAACTTCCTGAACGTTGCCAACGTGGTTGCCGCCAAGGCCAAGCTGGGCGAGCGCAGCGACGAGCTGGACGCCATCGCCATGCACTCCAACGTGGCCCACTACCTCCAGCAGGTTGGGATGCTGACCTTCAGCACCTCGGCTCTGTCCACCGGTGGTTCCATCACCTGGGGCGGCGGTGGTGTTGGCATCAGCCAACCCGAAGTTGCTTTCTTCGCTGGCCTGCGCGTCGTCATCGACGACCAGCTGACCAACCTGACCGGCGGCACTGCCACCCACGTGGTTAAGTACCCGGTCTACCTGTTCGCCTCGGGCGTCGTGTCCGAAGGCATCCAACAGGACCTGCGTCTGGCTGCCGACCGCAACATCCTCTCCATGCAGGATGTTCTGGCTGTGGACTACCACTACGGTTACCACATCACCGGCACCAAGTGGGCCGCCAACGGCGACAACCCCACCAACGCAGCCACCTCGGGCAACCTGGCCGCCACCGCCAGCTGGAACCTGGTCTTCGCTACCACCAAAATGGTTCCTGTCTGCCGCCTGCTGGTCAACACCCCCTTCGACACCACCGCCTACTCCTGATCCCAGGTGTAGACATCAAAAAGGCCCCCAACTCGGGGGCCTTTTCTTTGTGCTCATTCTCCTTCAATCCTCTTCTTTTCCTGTCTCTCGAACAATTCCACGGTGTCGATCGCCATCTTGTACGACTGCAAAAACACCTGGTTCAGCACGTCATAACTGACCTGCAACTTTGCCGAAATCTCCGGCACCGTCAGGCCATCTTCCTCGTGCAGTCTCCGGGCCTCCGGCACTACAACATCCAGAGTCCGAATCTCATTCCCAGGTAGGAACGACGAGACCTTATCCGTCTTGGCCTCTAGGCTGGCCTCGGAAGTTTTACGAGCGGGCATGGCAACAGTTCGCCTTTACATATCACAGGATAACCGCCTCTGGCACGAAGACGTCCCCCACGGAGCCCACTTAGAGCGCGTCGCCGACCTCGAAATCACTGGAGCAACCGTTTACCACGCCTCCATCTTGAGTCAACCCAAAAAACAAAGAAAACTCACAACCGAGGCTAGACTCAGACAAAGACTGTACTGACCGTGCCTGCCGCCATCGACGCAACCTTGTCTGGCGCCAACGCCAACTCCTACGTGACGCTCGCGGCTGCCAACGCCTACTTCGAGACGGTCCCCGACTCCTCCACCTGGACCAACAAGACCGACGACCAAAAGAACCGCTCCCTTATCTCCGCCACCCGCTGGATCGACGGCCTGAGCTTCTACGGCGACCGCTGCACCACCACGCAAGCCCTGAAGTGGCCCCGCGAGGACTACACAGTCGACGGCATCGACCTCGCCTGCACCCTGATCCCGGACCCGATTAAAACCGCCACCTACGAGCTGGCCCGGGCCCTCGCCAACGACACCGACGCCATCACCGGCACCACCGGCACCACAGGCATCTACGACGAAGTCGAACTCGGCGACCTCCGCGTCAAATACAACAAAACTTCACAAACCAGCGGCCTCATCAACAACGTCTTCGACGTCTACCCCTGGCTCCAGTCCTACCTCGGCCCCTACTGCATGGGCGGAGCCGCCAACTACGCCGTCCGTCTATTCCGAGGCTGACATGGGCCTGATCGACGACACCTTTGCCTCCATCCCCCCATCCCTCATCGCGGACTGGGGCCAATCCATCACGTTCATCAAAACCGCCACCCCCCGCACCTACGACCCGACCACCGGCGCAGTCACTGGAGCCGACACCAATGTCACCGCCAAAGGCCTGATCTCACCCATCAGCTCCCGCGAATCCGAGGGCCTGTACCAGTCCACCGACATCAAAATCATCATGAGCGCCAGCGAGCTTGGCACGTACTACCCCACCGAGGCCGACCGCATCCAGTACACCCAAGCCGGCGTCACCCGCGAAGCCAAAATCATCAACATCACCAGCTACCGCGGCGACTCCCCCATCCTCCACACCATCATTGCGAGGCCGCAGTAATGGGAGCGATTTCCAAAGCCAAGCGCGACCTCCGCGTCAAAGTCAACAAGACAACGCGCACAGTCGCTCGCAACATCATGAATGACCTCGCCGAGGCCGGCCCTACCTGGAGCGGCGAATTCCGCGACAGCTGGGAAGCCTACTCCCCAGCCACCGGCCAATCCATTCCCGCCGCCTACCCGTACAAACTCTCCGATATTCCCGAGCTACCTGTAACAGCACGCGAAATGGCACGAGTAACAAAACTTATTGTCGGCAACCGCGCCCCTCACGCCGCCGTTGCCATGGACCTCGAAGTCCCCAGCGAAGGCTTCATCTACCCCGGCTACGAACCGGAAGGCGATGTCCTCTTCCGTGGAACTCGCCCGGTCGGCGGTCGTCGCGGTCAAATAGGTCCGCGCTCAAAAGGAGCAAGCGACAACCGCTCCACCGCCCCTCTTGACTGGTACCCCACCTACGTCCAAGGCGGCAAGATGCAACGAGCCCTGGAGCGTGGGGTCACGACTGAATTCCAATGAACTACCAAGCCATCCGCGCCGCGGTCGAAAATCCACTACTAAGCGCGTTCAACGCCCTCGTTCCACCGGTCCCGGTCTACTTCGATAACATCACCGCCGCCCCTGCCAACACCACAACCGAACACGTCAAGGTCAACGTCACCTTCGGACTAACCAACGAACCCATGCTCGTTGGTAGCATGGACAACGCACGCGGTGCAATCGTCATCCGCATCTTCACCGAAAAAGGCAAAGGTCCCGCCCGCAATCAAACCCTTATCACCACCGCAGTCAACGTTCTAGAAACCCTCAACAACACTGCAAAACCTTCAACAGGCGTCTACTTCCGCGTCGGTGAAATAAACGGCCCCACATTCTCCGCTACAGAAGCATCACCTCTGTTCATGGGACGCATCGAGACCTCATACGTGGCTACGGTGCTTTCCTAGATACAAAGTACAGAAGACGCTAATCTGTACTAAGCCGGGCAGTGCCCGCCCCCACCACGACATTTACTGGTACGCCCCATGGCCACCACCGTCCTGTCCGGCACGTCCGGCGCCCTCTACTACAAGCCCGCCGGCACCACCGGATCTTTCGGTGAAGCCGACGTCAATACAACCTCCGAGACCATCACGGTCCAGACCTTCCTGAACTTCAAGGTTGGCGACCCCGTCAAGTTTCGCGTGGTGAACAGCCAGACCGGCGGCTCCGGCACCGGCACCCTGCCCGCCCCCCTCTCTGACGCCACCACCTACTACGTCATCGCCTACACCGCCTCGACTGGCGCTCTGCAGGTCTCTGCCACCGCCGGTGGTGCGGCCGTGAACCTCAGCGATGACGGCACTGTTGCCGCCCCCAACGAGTTCGAGGTCTATTACGCCGACTTCGCCGTCGTTGGCCAAGTCCGCGACTGGAGTTTCGAGATCAGCCGCGCCGAAATCGACGTCACCACGATCGGCCAAACCCCCGGTCAATACGTGCCCTTCCGCAGCTACATCAGCGGCTTCGGCGACGGCACCGGCACCGCCACGGTCTACATGACCAACGAAGACGCCGCCCTGTCCAACCGCATGATCCAGGACGTGCTGCAGCGCCAACAAACCGGCGCCGCCTTCAAGCTCTACACCGACCGCGTCTTCAGCGGCGGCAGCTTGAGCGAGACCCTCAGCCGCTCGATCTCCTTCGACGCCGTGCTGACCTCGGCCAGCCTCAACATCAACCCCGACGACGCCCAATCGGTGACCGTCAACTTCCGCCCCTCCGGAACCCCCACCTTCGACTTTGCCCAGTCCTGATCCACCACCTGGAACACCCCACGGCCCCGGGAAACCGGGGCTTTTTCATGTCTATTGCGCTACAGTAGTTACATCAACACTCTGTTGTATGCCCGTTCCAACTCGCGCTATCGACCGCCTCCGCAAGGCCGCCAACCTGGAGCCCGTCAAAAAGTCCGTCGAACTCAGCGACGGCAGCACCTTCGAGATGTGGGTCACCCCACTGACCATGGCCGAGCGCGAACGCGCCCAAAAGCAGGCCAAGTCCGACGACGCCACCGCCTTCGCCCTCCAGCTTTTGATCACCAAAGCTCTCGATAACTCAGGCACCAAGCTCTTCAGTCCGGGCGAGATCGACGTCCTCAAAAACGAGGTCAAGGACAAGGACCTCCAGGCTCTGATGCTGGCCATCATCACCGACGACGCCGAGCCCATCGACCCAAAGAACTAAGTACCGAACTCCGCAAGGACAACTGGCTCATGCTCCAGTTCGGAGTCGCCAAAGAGCTAGGCATGTCCCTCAGCGCAGTCCGGGCCACCATGACCGCCGAAGAACTGATCGGCTGGAGCGCCTACTTCCAGATCCTCAACGAGGACCAGCAAAAAGAGCTGGAGAAGGCCAAACGCCGCCGCTAACCCCGGCGGCCTTTTTGTCGCGTAAACTGAAGTACCAGTCCACACGCCAACGCCGTGGCCTACAGAGCAGAAATCGAAATCGGCGTAAGGGGTACGGAAAAACTCCGCGATCTTCGAAACACTATCGAAGACCTAAGCAAGCGTATAAATAGACTAGACGACCTAGCCAATACTTTTAACGCACCAATACAAAGCGTAGCTAATTACACAAAAGCCGTAAATCAAGCTGCTGCTGCACTAAATAAAGCTGAACTTGGCTCACGAGACGAAACCGATGCTATAAAAGCCCTTGCTCAAGCAATGGGCGAAGAAAACACAGTACGTCAACGCCGATTGTTTTTACTAGATACAGAGATAAAAAAACGTCAAGGATTACTACGGGCTGCTCCAGTGTCCGGCACCGTTGAACTAGGCCCAGGTGGCCCGGGTTTCAGCGGTGGTTTTTCTGCTAGTCAACGCCAGCAAGCAAACGAACAAGCTATTTTACGCATCCGTCAAGAAGAAAATAAAATACGCAGGCAAAGTCTAGATATTGCTTCAAGAGAAGAACTATTTGAACTGCGTTTAGGGAAAATTTTAGATAGAAATGCGAATGCTCTCAAACAACGAGAAAAAACAAGAGAAGCTACAGGTAACGCCATTATTGGTGGCGCCTTTCCGCTGCTTTTCGGTCAAGGCTTAGGCGCGTCTATCGGCGGCGGTGCTGGCGGTTTTGCCGGTGGTATGGCCGGTGGCCAGTTTGGTTTTGGTTTGTCCCTTGTTGGCACAGCCCTAGGAAGTGTATTTGACCAAGCTATACAGTCTGCTAAAGACTTTTCTGTTTCTTTACGTGAAGGCGGCGACGCCGCAGGCTATCTCGAACAACAACTTGGGTATCTAGACCCATCCATCAAAAAACAAATCCAGAATCTACAAGCATCCGGGCAAACAGCTAAGGCCGCGGAAGTAGCATTTAATGAGCTTGCGAGGCAAGTAGGGGTCGAAAATGCCACAGCATTTAAGCAACTGGGCGATAACACATTTGTATTTACA